AGCGCCTCGGAACTGCCGAAGAGTGCGAGGGAGGAATTGAACTCTCTCAAATTGGTTACGCAGAGCTTAAGGTACAAGGGTCAGGTGCGAAAGAAGGACCGCAAGTCCAAGAAACCTGGCCCGAGTACATCCGTGAAGAACTCCGGCAATGGCAGTGGCCCCAGCGTGGGGCCGCAGTCGAGCGCCGCAGTTTAAAGTATCATGCAGGTCTATATAGGAAAGGTGCAGAACCTACCTACGATGAAATGACAGTAATCAGAGATCGCGCGTTGAGTACCTACCCAAAAACACGTTTGCCGACGTGGTTAGATTTTCGAATTGAACAAGGTAGGGAAATAGTCACTATTAGCAATGATAGGTTACGAAGGAAAGTAGCTTGGTTGGTGGATAATGCCATAAATTCTAAAGCGAAACCCGGAGTGCCTATGATGGCTTTTGGAGCGACTAATCGTGATGTGAGGGAAACCCACAGAGATCTGGTTATACAAGCCGTAGTAGCGCGGATTAAATTGCTATGTACAACCCCAGTACGAGACATAAAGAATTGGACTGCTCAAAGCCTGTGGCGATCTGGAATGTGCGACCCTGTGCGTTTGTTTGTAAAGAACGAGCCACATAAGTGCGCAAAGATCAAAGCCGGCCGAGAACGGTTAATTTCGTCCGTATCACTCATTGATAATTTAGTTGAAAGAATACTGTATCATGAGCAAAATGATGTGGACATAATGTCTTGGAAAGACATCCCGTCTAAACCCGGGATGGGGCTACATGATGAGGCCCAAAATGAAATATGCAGTTACATGACTAGTGAGTTTAACTCACGACGGCGTGTAGACTCCGCGATGGAGACTGATATGTCAGGATGGGACTGGTCTGTGCAGCCATGGGAAATGTTCATGGAAGTTGAAGTTCGTGCAGGATTGGCGCTAGGCGCAGACGTAGTTAGAAATGTGTACCGCCGTGCGTTGTATAATAGAGCAGTTTGCGAGATGTTATGTGTGTTCATGTTAAGTGATGGCACTCTTATCGAGCAGATCACCCCAGGCAAGCGTTGTTCTGGGAGCTACAATACCTCGTGCGGAAATTCCAGAATGAGATGGATGTTGTCCCAATGGGTGGGAGCCCGGTGGGCTATCACCATGGGAGATGATTGTGTAGAAGAGTATATAGAAGATGCTCAGCAAAAGTATGACAAGACAGGTCATAGAGTGAAATACATCAAGCGATGTGAGAACGGGATGTTCGAGTTTTGCTCAACCCTGTTTAATGTGACGGACGGAACCGGCACGCCTGTTGGATGGGGTAAAACCCTATACAGGTTTCTTAGTCAGAAAAAGCTGGACATGCAACTGTATGTTCAAATCATGCGAGAATTAAGACATTCACCCCCAGCTTTGCTGGGTCAAGTAGACTTTGTGTGCCAAAGTGTACTAGTCGCAGGAGGAGGTTCTGCGATAAATGCCAAAGAAGAATAAGAAGAAGAGTAGTCGTAAGATGAAACTTAAGAGTAGTTTGAAGAAGAAAGTAAAATTACCCTCTATAAAGAAGAAGAAAAAGAAAAGTATTAGGAGCGCTGCTCCTGTAGCAGTCAGTAGGAAGATGTCCACACCCGCTCCCCTCGTTGGAGGGAAAAGTGGGTTTCGGATTAAACACCGAGAGCTACTGCAGGATGTAGTCGGGTCAATTGCTTATAACGGTGGCCTAGAGACTAATGTCTATGAAATAAACCCGGGTTTGACTAGTTCATTCCCTTGGTTAGGGCCTATAGCGCAAAATTTCGAACAGTACAAGTTTAATAGCTTGCGCTGGGAGTTTGTTCCGCGTTGTGCCACAACCACACCTGGTTCGTTTTACATGGCCACCAGTTATGATGCGCGTGAAAACCCACCTTTTACTTCTGATGCGGCTTTATCGGCCTATCGGAATTCAGTATCTGATAATGTATGGAGGGGTCTAACCCATAACTCAGCGATTGAGGCGGGGAAGTTTTCTTCTAAGAACATGATTAGGAATAGTCTAACACTACCTTCTAATACCGACATACGTGAGTATGATGTCGGTACTTTCACATTTGCCACTGAAGGATGTGCGGACAACACCACCCAGCTGGGTCAGTTGTGGGTAATGTATGATTTATTTCTATATAACCCTAAATTGCCTCAGTTTGGAGGAGCGTATACTTCCGTACAAACAACCGATTCGGTACCAGTCACTAGTGCCAACTTCTTAAGCCCTATTGATGAGAACAATGTTATCGGCCAGCTGCCACCAAAGCAGCCTGGAGCAAAAGACCCAAATGGGAATTTGGTGGAGGATTTCTTCACTTTAGACCCAACAGGGAAAAAGATACGTTTTCAAAGACCGGGCATTTATGAGGTAACAGTGGAGGCTGATACCAATGTGCAAGGAACTTCTTTGAGTCCTGGTTTTGCAACTATTACAACAACTGACGTGGCTGCTTTAGACACGTTTTCTGTGATAGCAGGTACTTTGAATACAGGAACTGGATATATAGGCTTAGCCATGCGCTTCTTAGTGCAGGCTTTGACTCAAGCATCAGCGTTAGGAATAGCGCTAACATCGACGTACAATGTGTACAGACGTCTCTCTATGAGGAGTTTTGACGGTGGTTTTCAACAACCGCCGGCATTGTTTGCTCCTTTACGGGATGCAAAGTTTGTTACGTATTCGAGAGAAGCGCGTGATGCCCTAGCAAGAATGGTGCGCCAAGGTCAGATGCGGGAAGAAAATTACCGCGAGATTATGGATTATGTCCGTTCTAGTAAACATCAGTATGCATTACTAGGTCAAGAAGTACCAGAGGAAAAGAAGATCCCGTTTCCTCTGGGTATCCGAATTGATAGGCGAGAGTCTGTCACTTCGGAAGGGGATGAGGAACCTGTAGTGGTGCCGCCAGTGCGTAAACTGGTTGAGCCTGCTGAAAAGCCGGAACGGCGTAGTAAGAGTAAGGAACCTCCGAGAACATAACTCGTAAACATGCAGTATAACTGGCGGGGCTTCGGCCTCGCCGGCAGGTGGATGAAATGGGGGTGGGAAAACCCCTACCTGTGATCCTAGAAGTGAAATTCCCTAGATTGTTTGTTGTTAAAATAGATGATGAAAGAATCATAGCAATCCTTTTGGGTTTCTTTGGCGCATGCGCGTGATTGTGATCCAAAAGGGCTCTGTTCCATGGCGCACTCGCTATTGGACCCGAGCATTTGCTGTGAGACTTTAAAGATTAGTGTTAAATTTGCCGTAGCGAATGCGGTAAATGTAGACAATTCGGTTCACCCCGGCGTCGTAGACGTCCGGTGGTTGGCGATGTTCATTGATCAGGAGAGTTGCGCTGAAGTTCGCTGGCTCGCTATCGGGAGTTCAGGTGTTGTTTAATCAATGCTTGATTTCTCCCTTTGGAGTACGCTGGCTCGCGATCGCTCAGATGCAGCTCGAATTCGGATGGATTAACTTGGGTAGACTCTACCCAGATCTTGACATCTGAATATGATGCAGTTGTAGACTGTATCCAGATCTTGACATCGCTGATGAACTTGAGCTATATTGTTTGCAT